ATCCCGGAGTAATCTGACTTGCTGGCCGGTTACAAGAGTGGACTTCAAATTCCCTACAATAAGCTCATTCGGTATAATTAATTTATCACTAATCTTAATTCCATCAACTGTAACCATGCCAACTTGTAAAGCACATAGTTTGGCATTATTCAGATAGTTTTGTACTATAATTTTAATTTCGTTTATCATATTGCCACCTCAATCTGCATCGTGTGCACTGGGAGAAATTCATGTGTTACCGATCGTACTATAAGTCTTTTATTCAGCTCAATATCCTCTATACTTCCATAGAAACTTGATCCAGCTCTTACTCTGGTATCGCCTAGGCAATTAAGTGTTAATGTTTCTGCTTCGCGGTTGTATAATTTCAGCAACATATCAGCTTTTGATTTAGCCTGTGATGGGTTTCCGTTCTTGTCAAGAACTTCAAAGTATTGCAGTAATCCATATTGAGAAATAGATTTGCTGTCTTTTGTAATATAAACTTCTCTTTTGCCGGTAGCCTCGTTATCTGAAACTAATTTGATCTGATTGTAGAAATTATCATCAATGGATTTGCTGTATTCATAATCGTAGCAAAGGCTTTCATCACCAAGGACTAAATCCAGCTTTAAATTTTCCAAATCACGAATAGCTACTGCACCATATTCATCCCGGAGTGCATACCATTTGCCCTTATTCGTTAATGTGTCAGATATAGCCTGATACATAATGTCAAGCCAAGTCTTATCATCATGAATAGACACGGGAAGAATATACTTTGTATCCGTAAGAGTGCCCTTTTGTAATCCGAAGTAATTGCACATCTTATTTCCTAGGGTAGTCGCGGTATCATTTTTGCATACTATTGTATCTTTGGCCTTGGCATATCTGAGCTGATCATAAGCAGTAATAGTGATTTCTTTTTTCTTGTTATGCCCATGTTTAAATACATACCCATAGAACTTTGCATCGTCATTGATAAATCTAACTACATTACCATTGGCAAGCCGAAGATCATCATCCTTATAAGAAAATTCGAGCTTGCTGCATCCATCGTTTAATCTATCATTCCACGATATGGATTTCACAAGCTCACTTATCTCATATATTTTGCTGTCTATCTCAACCAAAAACTCCATCATGACGGAATCACCAACTTTTGACCAGGATATATAAGACTGGGATTTTTAATTTTATCTTTATTCGCATCTGCGATCTTTGTATATTTAGCTCCATTGCCATAATACTTTTTAGCGATAGCCCATAGAGTATCGCTTTGCTGGACCGTATATGAGCCATTGTTTTTAGGATTTGACTGTTCCTTATCAACTTTTACCTTTTTTGCTTTTGTTGTTCCAGTTGATAAGGACTGTACTTCTTCAACAACCATAAACTTCTTACCAAACTCACGATATTCAAGTAGCTGAAACGATACATACTTGTCGCACTCTTCTCCCGCTTTTTCTACAATGTCAAGGCTTTCGATTAATGCCAGTGTGTTTATATCGTCACCTATACCGTTACTTGCAATAAAGCGAACCGGTTCGAGGCTATCTCTCCATTCCATAAACAGGTTAAGGTAAAAATCTGCATCTTTAAAATCTCCGGATGTTTCAACATAATGATAAGCTTCTTTTGGCAGCTCTACTTCAAATGAATATTCGGATAGTTCCATATGTGTAGGAATAGCAATCTGCCCAAGCTTTAATATCTCGTACTTTTCAATAGCTTGTACGCTGGAAGTATCAATCTGCTCCGGATTAACTGGGAGCTTATAAACCATATTATCCTTTTGAAAGAAAACAGCATAATTAGACATTATAATCCCCCTCTGCAGCTACCGCAATTTCTTCACGCATCATCTTTTCTAATGTGCCTTTGATCTGATTTACATCTGCTGTTTCGCGAATATCACCAAAAGTAAAGGCTACATTTGGAGCAAGTGTAGCAGTGCTAAACTTATTTATGTAATCTCTCTCGGCTATATCTCTCATGTATTTTAAATCTTCATCTGACATATCTACATCGACTTTTCCGCCTGAACCGGTCCCAACTATAGACAGAGGATTTGAAGTAGTACCAAATTCAGACACATCAAAGTCTGAACCTTTACCAGTAAATGAACCGGTTAAACTATTTAAGGCGCCTTCTATGTTGCCATATACATCTGTTCCAACAGACTTCCCCTTATTCCAGCTATCAGTATAATTCATTCGTTCGAAACCAAGACCTTCTACGCTGAATGCTTGTTCATCAAATAACTTCTGATAGTTCTCATCTGGCGCACGTTTGGCAACGGCTGCATCAGCCATTTCCTTAAGTCCGCTTCTCCATCCTGATACTGTGTCAGCCATATTTGAGCCAAAGACAAGATCCATTGCTGAAGCTATCTTTTCAATTATTCCTAGAACGCTATCAGCCATTCCTTGGAATAAGTAAATAACAGATGATATCGGGTTGATAAATACATTACCAATAAGGTTAGCGATCTGAATAATTGGATTAACCAAAAAGTTAAGTATACCCAGAACTAATTCAAATGCTCCTAAAAACAAATTGTGAATAGTTGCTATTGATACTCCAATTACAGCACCAATAAATCCAAATACGTCTTCCACCGTAACACCCATTTGCCCAAGGGCGTATATAACTAATGCTATAGTTGCAACAATTGCCACTATAGGAGCATTCATCGACCACCATAGGGCAATATTAGTTAATAATACTGGTATAGCAGCCGTTAAATAGCCTATAATATTGATAAGTATCAATGCACCTATACCTATCAATATGGTTTGTATAATTGGCCAATTATCAACGATTAAATTACTAACATAGCTTATTATATTTGCCAGCATATAAATCCCGTCTATTATTCTATTAACAAAATTAGTAAAACCATCAGTGTTTAGTAGCTTGGTTATGCTTTCCATAATGCTGCTAAAGGCTTCGGTACCTGCGTTCTTAATTCTATTCCATATATCAGCGAAGGTCATTGGCATGGTCTCAAATTTAGTATTGATGTCATCTGCAGCCATAAACATAGCATTCTTGATTATATCGGGAGTAATAAGCCCTTCGGAAGATAATTCTTTTAATTCTCCCTTGCTCTTACCGGTATACTTAGCTATTGCATCTGCTATCATCGGAGCATTTTCCATTATGGACCTAAATTCATCACCTTGGAGCTTACCTGATCCCATGGCTTGTGTTAATTGGAGCATGGCAGAGGATTGTTCCGTCGAGCTCGAACCGCCAACTTTAAAGCCTTTTTGGAGTAATTCTGTAAAAGCAACTAGTTCATCTATATTTAGTTTTCCATTAGAGCTAAAAGCTTCACCTGCCATTAATCCCATTTTGGAGATAGCTCCAGCCATGCCTGAATAAGTGCCCTTTGCCCTATCAGCAGCAGCAAATATATCGGCTTGAAGAGCTTTTTGTTCTTCAAGACTATTAGTAATTAATCCAAGTCTAGCCGCGGTATTGGTATATTCATCAGCAATACTCATGCCCTTTTGCACTGCCGCTAAACTTGCTACAGTGCCAACTAACTTACCTAATCCAGTACTGAGTATACCAGCACTAGCACCAGTAGCTTTTAATTCGCTATTAAATGTATCTGTAGCGCCACTAGCTCTAAGTATTTTGCTAGTTGCGTCATCTGTTTTTCTTATAACTCGATTAATGGTCGTAGAATATCCATCAAAAAGTTTAAATACAGCTTTTAAGCTTGGCATTACCTTCTTCTACCTCCTCTCTTCGCTGATTTTATCTTAGAGGCTTGTTTCTTTTCTTCCTCAACTCTGATTTGGATGCTAGCATAAATAAAAGCCCGTTCGCGCTGGCTCATTGCCGCCAGCACGGACGGTAAAATATGAAGCTTTTGCAGGGCGTAATGTGCGTAGTTAAAATCCGGATCGCCCTGCTTTATCCGTTTTTTACTTCGTCGATCTGCTCGTTGATGTCATCCGTGTCCAGCCCCGAGAGTTTAGAAACTTCCTCGGTCAGCTTTGCAAACTCGCCCACGGTAAGCATTTTTTCGAGTACGTTTTCCGCGCCGAGAGTGCCATAGGCTTTCTGCAGCTCGGCATTGTTGAGATCGGGAAAGACAACTCCGGCCGCCGCCAAAGCGTGTCCGAATGCCACACGGTCAAGCTGCTGCACCCCGGTTTTTCGGTCAACTTTTGTGCACTTCCGTTCCAGCGAGCCATTTTCCTTTTCGGAAATGGCCCGAATTTCCCATTCAACGGGCTTCCCGTTCTCCACGAAGCGGTTTGATATAACGACTTTTTTATTTTCCACCTTTGCCGGGTGGAGAAATGCGGCGAGACTGTTCATTTATATTTCCTCCAATTAGAAATTTGCGGGGGTGTCGAAGCTCTTCAGGACCTCAAAGTTGTCATAG